AGAACAGCAGTTGCAGTTCTTAATTCCTTTAATAATCCATTGAGAGGTATATTTACATGAGTAGTGTTACTACTGCTATTTCTCAAAAAATACTGGGAAATCAAGAAGGATCAATCTCAAGTCAAACATCTGGTGAAATCGATGCCAAACTTTTCTTGTATAAAGATGGCAGAAAGATGCAAACTTCTAGTGGTGCTGATGACTTAGCTTCTTTTTTAAGAGGTTTTGAAATATACGAAAGTATGGCAACAGCATGTATGGAGTTAAGATTAATATTAGAAGACGCTGCTGGTTTATTTGCTACTCAAATAACTGGTAGTGAACAGTTTGGTTTACAAATTAAAACTGCTATCATTGATAGGACATATAGATTGGAAGAAAGCATGAATAAACAGGCTTTCATATCTCCTAATTGGAGACCTTTTGATTTGATTTATTGGGTATCTCAAAGAGCAATTCGTAAATCTGGAACAGGTAAGAAATTACAAAATGCTTTTGCTTTCTTTGAAAATTCTGCAGGATATCATTTTAAATCTGTTGATACCTTAATTGAAAGAATTAATGAGCAAAATGATAAACCTACTAACTTATCAAGTGAGTTAGCTGATTATTGTTTATACACTTATACCTATCAACCTAAAAAAATATCTGGTAATCAAGGTATTGATCAGTTTACAATCAATGGTATTTCTTTTCCAAAAGAAAGAGATTACTTAGTAGGACTAAGAAATGGTAACTTTGCAGGTTATAGCGTAGGATTTGATCCTGTATTCATTACTAGATCTAGAATGGGAACAAGTACTGACTTATCTGCTGACTCTTACAATTATAATATGAAAGATATTTGGAAACAAATGTCACATCTGAATAAACTATCACAAAACCCTCAGGTAACTTTAGATCCTACAATTCAACAGGTTCAAAAGACTCCTAAGAGAGTTAGATATGAGATGATACCTAATCAAATTTTTGATCCTAAGTTTAAGAACGCACCTCAAAGAAATTATGAACAATTAGTTGAACTACAAGCATATCAATGGATGCGTGTAGAATCACTAAAGAATGTTCAGTTAACTATTAATGTGCCTGGTAACTTAGATTTGTATGCAGGTGGTGGGGTAAATGTCAAGATTCCCTCAAATGAAAGAGAAGGTGGAACCGTAAAGATTGACAAAAAGTATAGCGGACGCTATATTATAGCTGCGTTGGCACATAAATCTACTGGTGGAAGTATGACTACTGAACTCCAGTTGATGAAAGACACGCTACAAATATAAATAGTTTTGTATCAATGAGGTACTAAAATGAAAACAATAGAAGAACACATTCAATCAGATCAAGCAATCTTAGACAATCCAATGTCATCACCTGCAGCACGCAGACATGCAAAAGTTGAATTGAAAGAACTTGAAGTTTATCATGCTAATCATCCAGAAGATCATCATGATCCAAACGCACTCGAACTTTTCTGCGAAATGCATCCAGATGAACCAGAGTGTCTAGTTTATGACGATTAGTTTTGATGATGCCCTTTTGGGTCACTGGACAAATAGATATCAAGCACAATCTAATCCTTTAGGATTTGCTTCAGTAGAACTAGAGTGGAGTATAGACTATAGTGATGTAGATCAAATTTGGTATAAGTCAAAAAATTATTACAGAAAAGAGGGTCCTAACAAACCTTATAGAAGTGGGAGACATAAAATGTCTCTTATAAGGGGGGACTCTTTTTTAATGGAAAACTATAGTGAAGATGGAACGAAGAGACAGGGATGTGATATGTTATTCGTTCAATTTGATAACAGGTGGGAAGGAAGATTATTTGCTGAAGGACAATGTGTCATAGGTGGTGCTATAATTAGTTCACATATGGTATTATATGGAGATAAGTTACATAGTGCAGATCAAGGAAGAGACAAGGAAGGCAACCTAATTTGGGGTACCGACCATTTCTATCGATTCACTAGACTTGCTAAATAATAAAAAAATGTCTTGAAGTAATGGCAGCAAACATTGATGGTATTGTAGGTGAACCTACGGTAAATTTCGTTGGAAAGGACGGTTTTTTCTGGTGGGTTGGAGAAGTAGAAGATAATGAAGATCCTATGGAACTTGGTAGGGTCAAAGTTCGTGTGCTTGGATACTATACCAATGTACAAGGAGGAACTACATCTGATCTTCCTACTGACAAACTACCTTGGGCAACTGTATTACAACACACATCACAACCAGGTAATGATGGTCAAGGTGAGAGTTCTGGACAACTTCAACCTGGTGCTATCGTTATGGGATTCTTTATGGATGGTGAAAACGCACAAATGCCTATAGTTATTGGTGTTTTGCGTGTAACAAAATCAACAGATACTAAAAGTTCTCAAAGATTTGCTTTTACAGGTGAAAAATTTGAAGAGGGTCTTGGTGTAAACCATGCTACTAAAAGTATTTTAGATCCAAATGGAGGATTAGTAAGCGAGAAAGAAGAGGGATATAACAGACAGGGTGATAGTAATATAGTTTGTATGCCTGGTAATAAAACTTGTGATGTTGGTGGAACTGGATCTCCTAAGAATATTGGTACTGCTACAGGTATTGGTGGTGGTGTAGGTAATCCAATAAAACCTGTAGATGTAGAAAAACCTATTTCCGTTGCTAATGGTGTTAAAGGACCGTGGGGATCATTAGAGTATAGTTTATCTTATATTATTGAAAAAATTGCAAATAGAATTGGTCTCTTAGTAAAAACTGATAAACCTGATGAGTTTATCGATATGATTTCGGGTAAACTTGTAACTCTCAAACAACTTACAGCAGAACTACAAAACTTTTTAGGTGGTATATTCACTCAAGTTATTAGTGCTATTAGAGAATCTCTCCATAAATTAGCAGATAAATTAAAAATTGGTAATTTATTAGCAGGTGCTACTGGTATTCCATTTACCACTTTTGCTATGATTACGTCAGCAGTTACTACAATTTTAAAACAATTATGTATTATTGACGGAAGATTACTTGATTACATTCAAGCTCCTATTGATGCATTTATGGCTAGTATTGAGGGTTTTGCAGATGGTATTATAGACAAAGTATTATCCATCCAAAATGCTGTTAATGATGTGATTGATAGTGTTGTTTGTCAAGTTGAAAAGATTGCTAATTTTGCAATCGGTATTATCACTGATGTAAAGGCTATGCTCCAAAGTATTGGTGGTGCAGCATTACAAATTATGGAAATATGGGAAAAGGGAACTGAACTTTTTGAAGCTGGTGTTGATTTATTCAAACAAAATTTAAACCTAACTGGTTTAATGTCACTGTTCCTTAAATTTATTGGTGGTAATTGTAATAGACCGATCAATGGTGGTAATAATACTAAAGGTTTCTATCCTTTATATGGTGTTACAAGTTGTACTCCTGAGGAGTTAGCAACTATTAATGCAGTTAGAGGACGTGATAGAGGTAAGTGTGGTGAGAATGATGCTAATGGTGGTTTAATTACTAACATTTTTAATCAAGCAGATCCATATTTAAGTGCTGCTACAACTTGGATAAATGGTGCATACGAACTATATGTTGCAACACCAGGTAGAGAAGCAACACAAAAAACAGATAATAACGGAACTACACACATTGCAGTAAAACTTAATAACAAAGAACACGCTAAGTATGAATGGTTAAAAGCAAAAAGGAAAGAAAAACCAAACTTATCTGAATCTGAATTAGAAACTCAGTACGCTGAATATATCAAAAATCAAACTAAAGATAATAATGATGATGCTGCTCTAGTAGCAAATCATTCTAGTTATGCTGGTAATTATACATGTGAAGTAAATGGTGATGATTGTAAACAAATTGAAGGAGATTATGTTCGTAATATTTCTGGTGACTATCATTTAAAAGTTACTGGTGATTGTCATATTGAAGTTGGTGGTGGTTTCTTCCTTGATGCTGAAGGTGCACCTAAAATTGTTGACAAAAAGGGTGAGAAAACTAATGAAAAGATTCAAAAACACAGCATTAAGTTTGGATCTGATGTTGATATGGCTGTTGTTGGTGCTAAGTTTGAACTACAAGGTGCTGAATGTAATATTGGAACTACAGCAAGTAAGATTACTGGTAGTATTTTTGAAAACTCTTCAACACAACAAACTATGAGTGGTGGTGAAATTATTATGTCTGCCGATAACTCTATCACCCTTGCAACAACTACATTATTTGAGACTATTAACTTCCCACCATCACCTATTCCTAAAGTTAAAGCAGGTATTATTAGAAAGATTGGAGGTTCTTGTGAAACTGTCATGACACCAGCAGGTTCTGCTGCTGATGCAATTCCAAGATATATTGTTGCTAATCCTGCAGGTCCTATATCTGTTACTTCTGGTGCAACAGGATATAATAATAACGTTGTAACAGGTTTATTTAATGTTAACGTTGCTGCAGGTGCTATTGCAATGAACTCTTCTACTGCCACCTCTATAGTCGCAGGTGCTGCAATGAACCTCACAGCAGGTGCAGTTATGAAACTGACCGCAGCAAGCATATTCCTAAACTAATCCTTGACACTTGATCTTTGATACACTATAATATTGAGGTAAACGAGAATCAAATGAAAAAGGATTACTACGAACCAGGAATCTACATTGAACAAGTATTCATTAACTTTTCTCGTAGATCAGTAAAGATCGTAGATAGTGATGGTTATGACGACACTATCGAATGGCAATGGACTAAAAAAGGTGCTGATGGATTTTTGGAAACAGTAACCAATATCCAAAATGATGTGCCTTCAGAGTTGGTAACTTATTGTTTTTCTGAAAAAGAATGAACCCACCTATTAACTGCACAGAAGAAGAAGCAACTAAACACTTAGAATTTTTAATTACTATGTGTGAACGCAACAGAACTGTTTGGAGAATTCAACGTGAAGATGGTAAAGCCGTCTTAATGTCACCAATTGTACAATCAGGTCCTCCTATATCAGAGGAAGTGGTTGATCAAGTTGAAGAATTTAAGAAACAATTTATGGAACAACAACAATGAACAATGTTGGATTGGAAGTTGTCTTTTGGACAATACTAGCACTTTATCTTTTAACAAAGTTAGGAGTGTTTAAAAAATGAATTGTTGGCACTGTGGAACTGAGTTGATTTGGGGATCAGATTTTGATGCTGAAGATTATGGATGCGAAGAAGAATATTCTATCGTAACTAATCTTACATGCCCTAAGTGTGAATCATTTGTGCAAGTGTATTACCCTAAATAAAAAAATGAAACTTACTCAAGAAATGATTGATAAAATCCAAGATTTGATGAATCATACCAAGAAAGATGGTTCAGTAAATTGGATTGATGGTGAAGAAATTAAAATCAGTTTAGCAGGTACATTTGCTGCTGATAGGTTTATTGTTATAGCAAACGAATCTAAGAAACCTTGGGTTCCTGCTGCACCTCACCCTAACTTTGATTACGAAAAAAAGGAATGGAAGAAAGATGAAAATTCCAAATTGGCAACACCACTCGAAAAAGGAGAAGAAAAGGCATCTTAGACCTCAAGCACTTCGTGCTGCTAAGAAAAGATTGCAAGTTTTAAAATCAAAGCTTGACATCTTAATCAAACCCTGATATAGTATGAAACGTGGGGGAGTACAAAAGATCTCTACTTAGAAAGAGTGCCTCCATGTCATAAAGTAAGTGTTTGTTTTACTATCTGAGGGGTGCGTGGGAAACACCTCTCTTTTTTTATTTTAATTATGACTATTATTCCATTATTTCCAACAAATATTCATCATGTTGCTGTTGATAATTACAGCGATATAAAAGCAGACTTAATTGGTTTTGTAGATGCAAAGAAAGCTGCTGATCCAAAAGGGATTACTAAATCAAATACAGGTTGGCACTCTGAACTTCTTAATTCTGGCATTGTTTTAAATACAATTAACTCTGCTCTTATAAAATTATTTAATAATAACAATTATTATAATATTAAAAATTTTGAAGTAACATCACATTGGTTAAATGTAAACAGACCTGGTGACACTAACATATT